TCCGATCTGATGCCTCAATGCAATCAGCTACATTGCATGCCAAATACCTTGAAATGCTTACTAAAACAAAGTTAGAATTAAAGCATTTTGAAACTCAATTAGAATTTGCTTATAAAGATAAATGGCTCTACTATACTGGTAAAATGGACTCTAAAACAATAGAAAATTTAGGATGGGATCCAGATCCATTTAATGGTCTTATTGTAAAAACTAATACCGAAAGAGAGTACTATTATAAAGCAGATAAAGACCTACAAGCCTTATCTTCTAAAATAGATCTCTCTAAGATTACTAAAGAAACACTAGAAGAAATCTTAGGACATATTAGATTTAGATCAAACAACATTAAAAATATAATTGAATGGCGTAAGTTTATGACAGGTTCATAAATGGATACAATTAAAATCTCTAAAGTTAATCATGCTATGCTTCATATTAATACTGAGGCATCTATAGCTCAAGAACTCTCAGAGCATTTCTCATGGTATGTACCTGGATATCAGTTTATTCCCTCTTATAAGAACAAATATTGGGATGGTAAATTTAGACTGTTTAAGTTAATGTCACGTGAGATACCATCTGGTGTGTTTGCGTATGTTAAAGAATTTGCCGATACTCGTGGGTATAATATACAGCTTGAAGACTCAGCTACATACGGATCTATTAATACTAAAATAGATATAAATGCTCGACAATTAGTTCTCTTTATTAAATCCTTAAACTTAACATCTAAGGGCCTTAAGATAGAGCCACGCGAATATCAAGTTAAAGGTATTCTTCATGCTATACACAACAAGTCTTCTCTCTTATTATCCCCTACAGCTTCAGGTAAATCATTAATTATTTATTGTGTACTTCGCTGGTATTTAGATAATTATGATAGGAATGTATTACTGGTTGTACCTACTACATCTTTAGTAGAACAGATGTATACTGATTTTGAAGATTACTCTAAGTATGATAAATCCTTCTCTGTAGAAGAATATGTACATAGAATCTATTCAGGTAAAGAACGTAATACAGACAAAAGAGTAGTTGTTACTACATGGCAATCTATATACAAGTTCCAATCTAAATGGTTTGAACCATATGGTATGATTATAGGTGATGAAGCACATACATTTAAAGCTAAATCTTTAACTTCTATAATGACTAAATTAAAGGAAGCTGACTTTAGAATAGGTACAACAGGAACTGTACCTGATGAATCAGCGGAATGTCATAAACTTATATTAGAGGGTCATTTTGGACCTATATATAAAGTAATAACTACTAAAGAATTAATGGATGCTGGTACTTTAGCTAAATTATCCGTTAATGTACTGCTTCTTAAATATCCAGAAATACTTTGTAAGACATTAAAAGATACAACATATCAAGAAGAAATAGACTTTATTGTATCTAATGAAGCACGTAACTCTTTTATTAAGAACCTTGCATTAGATCAGGATGGGAATACATTAGTACTCTTTAATTTAGTTAAGAGACATGGAGAACCATTATATAAGATGATATCCGAGAAAGTATCCGGAGATAGACAGGTCTTTTTTGTATCCGGAGCAACACCTACTGATGATAGAGAACGTATAAGACAGTTAACAGAAAAGGAAAATGATGCTATTATTGTAGCATCTCTTGGTACATTCTCTACTGGTATTAACATTAAGAACTTACATAATATTATATTTGCATCACCATCTAAATCACAGATTAAAGTACTTCAGTCTATCGGTAGAGGACTCAGAAAGTCAGAAACAGGACAAGAAACTGAAGTATTTGATATAGCTGATGATCTACATTATAGGAAACGACAGAATTACACTCTATTACATTCAGGTGAACGTATTAAAATCTACTCTAGAGAGAAATTCGATTACGACATCTACGAGGTTAAGCTATGAAACCTGATATCAGACATATCCAATTAATTACAGGCCAATCTATTATAACTCATGTTCTTGAAGAATTTGAAGATTACTTTATGGTAGAAATACCCTTTTTAATTAATAAGAAAGAAGATAATTCTACTTCCTTTTCATTATACATGCATCTCTCAGAACCTAATGATACTAAACTAATCCTTTATAAACATTCAATAGTATGTGCAGCTGAGTGTAATACGTCTTATAAGTATCAGTATATGATGATGATTAATCAAGTAGAGGAAGTAGAACGAGAGTCTGAAGAACAACGTCAACTTGAATTGGAAGAAGAATCCACCGAAGAACAATACAGACCAGACCAACGGTTACATTAATGCATTAAATATACTATATCCCCACTTTCCCACATCACTAGTAATATTATAACACATTTTTAAGTAAAAGTCAAGTTGACATTTACCTAATTTTAGTGTATAATATATACTATAACAATAAAAAAGAGATATAATTATGGCAGACGATCCAAAACATTATTTAAATAATAAAGAGTTTTCTCAGGCGGTTGTTGATTATGTAAATGCTTGTAACGATGCAAAAGAGAAATTAGAGAAGGTACCTATTGTTACAGATTACATAGCGACATCCTTTATGGCTATTGCATCTAAACTATCAAATAGATCTAATTTTGCACGTTATACATATAGAGATGAAATGGTAATGGATGCAGTAGAGAATTGTCTTAGAGCTATTAATAACTACAAATATGATTATACTACACGAACAGGACTTCCTAATGCATTTTCTTACTTTACTCAAATATGTTTCTATGCTTTTATAAGACGGATACAAAAAGAAAACAAACAAGTTGATATTAAGAATGAGTTTACTCTAAAGGCAGATCATGCTAATTTTCTTCATTATTCAGAGTCAGGTCTGGCCTCTGAGTATGTATTAGTTGATGATACTATAGAACATCTTAAAGATAAAATATCAATAATTGACCGTGCTAAGAAAACAGCCACAAAGGAAATACGCCACAACTTTAAAAGGTTAAAAGGCTTAGAACAATTTTATAGAAAAGACTAGGTATATAATGAAAGTAGCTATATTGAATGATACACATGCTGGTGCTCGTAATTCTTCTGGAATATGGATAGAGTATCAGCGTCGATTTTATGAAGAAGTTTTCTTCCCTTACTGTGACAAACACAACATTTCTCAAGTACTACATCTTGGAGATTACTATGAGTCAAGAAAGAATGTAAACTTTAAAGCTCTTAATGAGAATAGGAATATGTTCCTAAAACCACTGGTTGAAAGGAGTATGTATATGAACATCATACCCGGAAATCATGATGTATATCATAAAAATACTAATGATCTTTGTGCTCTTAAAGAACTACTTGGTTATTATACTAAGAATGTAAAGATACACATGGATCCGGTTGAAATCGATTATGATGGTCTAAAGATAGGATTAATCCCTTGGATTACCTCTCAAAACCATGTGGAAGTTAAAGAGTTTATACGAAAGACATCATCTACCATTCTTGGGGCTCATTTAGAACTTCAAGGATTTGAGGTATCTAGAGGTATTATGCACCAACACCATGGTCTAATTGAATCTTCTGAACTATCAAAGTTTGATCAGGTTCTTTCAGGGCATTTCCATATAGCATCTGAGCAGTCCAATATACGTTATCTTGGATCACAGATAGAGTTTACATGGAATGATCATAATGATAAGAAGTATTTCCATGTACTTGATACAGAAACAAGAATGGTTGAGAAGGTATTAAACCCTATCAGGATGTTTGAAATCATTTACTATGATGATGAAGTAACTGATTACTCAGCCTTATCTGTTGATTTCTACAAGGGTAAGTTTATTAAAGTATTTGTTGTGAAAAAGACAGATCCATTTTTGTTTGATATCTTTATTGATAAACTTCTTGATATAGGTGTACACGATCTTAAGATATCAGAGAATTTTGTATCTAATATAGAAGATACCGAAGTGAATGCTAAGGGTATAACTGATACAGGAGATCTATTAAACTCATATATAGATGCACTTGATACACAGCTTGATAAAGAAAGAGTAAAGAATGTAGTACAAAATCTTTATAGAAATGCCCAATCTATGGAGATTCAATAATATGATAACATTTCACACACTTAACTGGCGGAATTTCCTATCTACAGGGAATAATCCAACTAAAATACATCTTGACAAGTCACCATCTACATTAGTAGTAGGTCATAATGGGTCAGGAAAATCTACAATGATAGATGCTCTCTCATTTGCACTATTTGGTAAACCTCATAGATCTATTAAGAAAGCTCAGTTAGTTAATGCTATTAACCAAAAGGATTGTGAAGTTTCTGTTGATTTTACAATAGGCTTAACTAAATACAAGATTATAAGAGGTTTAAAGCCTAACAAGTTTGAGATATATATTGATGATGTAATGGTTAACCAATCTTCTACTGTTAGAGATTACCAGACATACCTTGAACAGAATATTCTTAAACTTAACCATAAGTCATTTCATCAAATTGTTGTACTAGGTGCGTCCTCATTTGTACCTTTTATGCAACTTAACTCTGCGCATAGACGTGAAGTAATAGAAGATGTTCTAGATATACAAGTATTTGGTGTAATGAATAATTTACTTAAAGCTGATATATCTAAAATTAAGGAAGAATTAAGAGATGTTGATTCTTCTATAAGTATAAAGACAAATTCAATTAATATGCAAAAGAAGCATATTAGAGAAATTCAAGTCTTAACAGAATCACATATACACAAGAAACGGAATGAGATAGAATCTATAAATCTTAAAATCTCTAACTTAGAAAAAGAGAATATCACTCTAACTAAGGGATTGGATAGTGATATTAAAGATATATCTAGACAATTGAGTTTAGAGGGTGAGAAGAATGATGAACTCCGTAAGTATGATGTAGGTATCCAATCCGGCATTAAACGTGTTGTTAAGGAGTCCAAGTTCTATGAGGAAAATGATGACTGTCCTATATGTAAGCAAGATATAGATAATGCATTTAAACAATCACAGCTTCAACTTACTAGAGAAAAGGAAAAGAATCTTAAAGAAGGATTAACTGAATGTAAGATAGCTCTTATGGACTCTAATGACAAATATATTATAATAGAGTCTAAGTTAAAGGAATTACACGATAAGCATGCGAAAGTAACACTTAATAATGGAGTTTTAGATTCTTATAGGACATCAAAGGAAAACCTGTTGTCCTCTATATTTGAACTCCAGAATGCAGAAACTCTAGATAATGATGTATCTTTAGCGTCGGCCAATGGTGAATTGAATAGATTAACTAAATCTTTACAGGCCTGCATGACGGATCGTGTGGAATTAGGAGAGAAGAACAACTATAACTCAGTGATATATGAGATATTAAAAGATACTGGTATTAAGACACAGATTATTAGACAATATCTTCCTATGATTAATCAGTTGATTAATCAATACCTTCAGATAATGGATTTCTATATATCATTTTACCTAGATGATTCATTTTCTGAGACTATTAAATCGAGACATAGAGATATCTTTTCGTACGATTCATTCTCAGAAGGTGAGAAGATGAAGATAGATCTTGCTATATTGTTTACATGGAGAGAAGTAGCTAGAGTAAAGAATTCAATGTCCACTAATCTACTAATATTGGATGAGACATTTGACTCATCTTTAGATCCGGATGGTATTGAAAACCTTATTAAGATTTTGATTACAATGTCAGATTGTAATTTGTTTGTTATATCACATAAAGGGGAGATACTAGAGAACAAGTTTAGACATAAAATGGAGTTCCAGAAACATAGGAATTTTTCAAAAATACTTGACATTTCACTATAAATAGTGTATAATACAAGGGTATATATATAATAGGACAAACAATAATTATGAGGATTTGTAATGAAATTAACTGAAAACACTTTGAATGTATTAACGAATTATGCTTCAATCAACCCTAACATTGTGATTGAGCAGGGGAATATATTAAAAACTGTATCAGGTGCTAAGAATATAATGGCATTCTCTACAGTAGATACTGTATTCCCATCAGACTTTGGTATTTATGATCTTAATGAGTTCTTAAATGCCATTGATATGATCGATCAGCCTGAATTCTTATATGAATCAGAAAACAAATCGGTCATTATTAGAAGCGAAGATAAGACATGCTCTATTAAATATTTCTTTTCTGACCCTAAGATTCTTGTTTCACCCTCTAAAGACATTGATATGCCTGAGTGTGAAGTAGAATTTGAACTAGGGGAGTCGGATTTAAATAATATAAAACGTGCTTCATCTACGTTTCGAGCGGATACACTTGTTGTTACACCAGATAATGGGGAATTAGTTTTATCTGTCAGAGATATTGAAGATAAAACGTCTAACTCGTATTCAATTAGAGTTAGTCCAAGTAAATGTCCAGAAAAGGATTTTAGATTTGTATTTCAAATCTCTAATTTTAAATTCATCTCAGGTGACCTGCGGATTAGGATTTCATCACAATTAATAGGCGAATTCGCTATTAAGAATTCTGAGTCTAAATATTGGGTCGCTCTAGAGAAATCATCTACATTTAACAAATAGGAAATAAAAATGGCTGAAGAAAGTTTAGTAACAACACAAGAAGAAGAGGCACCACAAGAAGAGGGAGTTCAGTTAGGTTTGAATGAGCTTGCCGGAGCAATTAAGATCATTGATGTATGTTCAGAGAGAGGGGCTTTTAAAGGACCTGAATTAGAAGAAGTTGGTCGCCTTCGGGGAAGATTAGCACAGTTTATTGATGCTAATGCACCTAAACAGGAAGAGACTCCAGGAGAAGGTTCTGAACCTGAAACAACTACGGACGCTCCGTAATCATGTTTGATTTCGGTTTTACGGCGGTTGATGAGGATGAGTTAGAAGCTGTAAAGGCTCTTAAATCATCTAAAGAAGAAGTAGTTAAAATACAATCTGAACGTCTACATGAATCTGACGAGAGATTAAACAATTTGTATAATGCAATACTTCCTTTATTGTCTAATTTGAAAGCAAATCCAGACAAGGATTACATTTACTGGCCTAATAGAACCGAAAAGGTAGAAGAATTTGAAGATATTATCGCTGCAATAATTAAAGAATAACGCTTGACATTGTTGCAGTGATAGTGTATAATAGTATATAATTAAACAATTGGTGAATATATAATGAGTAATGATAATGAATTTCTGTGGTGTGAGAAATACAGACCACAGATAGTTTTTAATACAATTCTACCTGAATCTTTAAAATCTGTATTTACCAACATCGTTGAGTCTGGTGAACTTCCTAATATGTTGTTCTCTGGTTCTGCTGGTGTTGGTAAAACTACAGTTGCTAAAGCACTTTGTGAAGAAATGTGTCTTGATTACATTGTAATTAATGGATCTGATGAACGTAATATTGAAACACTTCGTGGCAAGATTAAACAATTTGCATCTTCTGTTTCATTAAGTGGTGGTCATAAAGTTGTTATCCTTGATGAGGCCGATTATCTTAATCTGCACTCTGTACAACCTGCACTTCGTAACTTTATAGAAAAGTACTCAGAAAACTGTAGGTTTATCTTAACGTGTAATTTTAAAAATAGATTAATCGAGCCTATTCACTCTCGATGTTCTAACATTGACTTTACTATTCCTAAGAGCCAGAAACCAGCAATTGCATCTCAATTCTTTAATAGAATTAAAAGTATCTTAGCTGATGAATCAGTAACATATGATGAGAAGGCTTTGATTTCTGTAACACAAAAGTTCTTCCCTGATTTCCGTAGAACCTTAAATGAGCTACAAAAGTATGCTATCTCTGGATCTAATACAATTGATGCTGGTATCTTAACTGAAGTTGGTGATGTAGATATTTCAGATCTAATGAAGTATCTTAAAGCAAAAGACTTCTCACAAATGCGTAAGTGGGTTGTTAATAATATTGATCAAGACACACCTGTAATTATTCGTAAGTTGTATAATACAATGTCTGAGTATATTAGACCAGAAACTATACCAGCTGCTATTCTTATCTTAGCAGAGTATCAATTTAAAGATGCTTGGGTTGCAGATAAAGAATTGAATATGGTAGCCTGTCTTACTGAGGTAATGAGTACGGTTGAGTTCAAATGAAACTCTTTGACTATGTAAGTTCAATCAACTTTACTAAGAAAAACCTTATGGTGGATGATGTAACTGAAGCTATATATGAACCTTTTATTATTAATAGGTCATTATCTTACTTTGAAGATACAGTTCTCTTAGCAAATGAAATGAATATCCACCATCATATTGACTCTCGTTTACAATATGATTTCCTTATAAATACAATTAGAAAGAGTAAACGATTTTCTAAATGGGCTAAACCTGATAATACAGAAACAATAACTGCAGTAATGGAATACTATATATATTCCGAAGAGAAAGCAAAAGCAGTACTGCCCCTGTTAGGTGATAATGAAATTATAAGAATAAAGGAAACGGTGAGCAAAGGTGGAATTAGAAAATAATGAAATCGTGGAATGGACACCAGATATTATGCTGGAAGTTCGTCTAAACGAACCAGACGACTTCTTAAAAGTCAAAGAAACACTTACAAGAATTGGTATACCATCTAACCCAAGCAAGGGTAATATACTAAGCCAGTCTTGTCATATACTACATAAACAAGGTAGATATTTTATTGTGCATTTTAAAGAATTATTCATTCTTGATGGCAAACCAAATAATCTACTAGAGAATGATGTACAACGTAGGAATACTATTTCTACATTGTTATCAGATTGGGGTTTAGTTACTATACTAGATGAATCCCTTTCACAAGATAGAGCTCCTCTTAAACAGATAAAGATTATACCTTTTTCTGAAAAGAAGAAATGGACTCTATCACCCAAGTACAATATAGGTAACGTTAGACACTAAAAGGTTAATGTTCTATATTGGTAATTAAATATTCGCCTGATTGTCAGGGAATATAACAATGTGCTCTAAGGAGGCAAAACTATGCAAAATTTTACTTTTCCAAGATCCCCCAGATATATTGGTTTTGATGAGATGTTCAATGATCTTGAACGTTTAGGTCAACAGTCTGATTCGGGATATCCCCCATATAATATCACTAAAGTGTCTGAGGACAAAACAATAGTTGAACTTGCTGTTGCTGGATTCTCTCTCCCTATGCTTGATATTGAAGTAAAAGATTCTACTCTATGTATTACTGGTAACTCTGACGAAACTAAAAGGAATATTGAATATATCCATAAGGGTATCTCATCCCGCAAGTTTCGTAAGGAATTTAAACTTTCTGAATATACTGTTGTATCTAGAGCTAATCTAATTGATGGTATTCTTTATATTGAGTTAATACTTGAAGTTCCGGAAGAGAAGAAACCTAAACGCATCCCTATTAATAGAGATGGTGATTCCGCTACAGCTGAAGAACTACTGTTAGGTTAATATATATAAAGGGTACCTAGAAATAGGTACTCTTTTTTTAAATAGGTGAATAAATGAAACAAGAAAATATCAAAATAGTACGTCTTTCTTCAGGTGAAGAGTTATTATGTAATTATGAGTCCGCAACTGAAACAATATTCCAACCAGTTATTATCATACCTGCAGCTGAAGGTAAGCTACAGTTTGTACCTTATATGCCTTATGCTGATGTGTCCGAATTGGTAATTGATAATCCTGCGCAGTTTATTATGTTTATTGTAGATCCAATGGAAGAAATGAAAGAGAAGTATCGTGAATTAGTAAAGGAAATTGAAGGTTATAAGGAAAAAGAACCTGCCATTATTACCCCTGACCTTAATATTGTCACTTGACATCTAAGCTGAAATAGTGTATAATATGTATAATTATGATAAAACGGTGATAACCTGTGACAAATTTCTATACTTCAGTAAACAGATTCGGTAATAAATTATTATTAAGAGGGTATGATTCTGGTCATCCTACTAAAGAACGCATTGCGTTTAAACCATCATTATTTGTACCTTTTCACAAGAAATCCTCTAAATGGAAATCACTTAAAGGTGAACCTTTAGAGGAGTTAGTATTTGACTCTATGAGAGAAGCTAAGGAGTTTCTTCAAACTACAGAGTCTATAAATAATCTAAAGATTCACGGCAATGCTAACTACATTGCCCAATTCATTCAACAGAAGTACCCAGGTAAGATACCATTTGCAAGGAATAAGATCAATGTAACTTCAATCGATATTGAGGTTGCATCTGATGATGGTTTCCCTGAGCCTGAATTTGCTGCACATGAAGTTATATCAATAGCACTCAAATCCTCTATAGATGATACCTATTATGTATGGGGTATGGGGGATTTTGATGTATCAACTTCTATTCATACAGAGCTTAAACTAGAATATGTTAAATGTTTAGATGAACTAGATCTGCTTCGTAAGTTCATTGGTCATTGGAGTTCACCTAGACATATACCTGATGTTATAACAGGTTGGAATACCAAGTTCTTCGATATGCCTTATCTGGTTAATCGTATAAACAATGTATTATCAGAAACCTATTCTAAACGATTAAGTCCTTGGGGGTTAGTGGATCGTAGAGAAGTTACTATAATGGGTAAGTCCTCTCAGTTCTATGAGATTGTAGGTATACAACAACTTGATTACCTCGATCTATATAAGAAGTTCACTTACTCACAACAAGAATCCTATAAGTTAGATCATATAGCTCATGTCGAGCTGGATGAACGTAAGATATCATATGAAGAGTATGGTACACTTCATTCATTATATAAGAATGATTATCAAAAGTTCATTGATTATAATATTAAAGATGTTGAGTTAATAGAACGGTTTGAAGATAAGATGGGTCTTATTACATTATGTATGACTATAGCTTATAAAGCAGGTGTTAACTACACAGAAGCATTTGGTACAACTGGTATATGGGATACTTTTATCTACCGTACACTAACAGAACAGAAGATTGCTGTACCACCTAAAGAGATTAATGCAAAAGCAGAGTACCCAGGTGGGTATGTTAAAGCACCTATGGTAGGTAAACATAATTGGGTTGTATCATTTGATTTAAACTCACTATATCCACATCTTATTATGCAGTATAATATGAGTCCTGAAACCGTGCTTGATGAGGTAACTCCGGGTATTAATGTAGACTACTGTTTAAACAATAAAGCTGTAGACTGGTGTACTACAGATACATCAATTGCAGCTAATGGCTCTCATTACTCTAAAGAAAAACGTGGAGTTATCCCATCTATTATTGATACCCTCTATTCTGAGAGAAAGGTTATCAAGAATGATATGCTTAAAGCTAAACAGGAGTCTCAGAAGGATAAGTCGTTTAGACTAGTAAAGAAGATATCTAATCTTAATAATCAGCAAATGGCAATTAAGATTTTAATGAACTCTTTATATGGTGCTCTAGGTAATAGGTTCTTTAGATACTATGATCTTAGAGTAGCTGAAGGTATTACACTCTCAGGTCAATTAAGTATTAGGTGGGCTGAGAAAGCAACTAATAGATTTATGAACATGATAGTAGGTACAGAAGATGTAGACTATGTTATAGCTATTGATACAGATTCCCTTTATGTTAACTTTGAACCATTAGTATCTAAGTTTAATATATCTAAAGATAAGGCTGTAGGTCTTATTGATAAGATGTGTGAAGAGCAGTTTGTTCCTATGATGGCTAAATCATATCAAACTCTATCTGATAACATGAATGCTTATGAGAATAAGATGGTAATGGATCGAGAAGTTATTGCTGATGTTGGTATATGGACTGCAAAGAAACGTTATATCTTAAACGTACATAACTCAGAGGGTGTACAGTATGATGAACCTCAATTAAAGATAATGGGTATTGAAGCCGTTAAATCTTCTACGCCTGCTATATGTCGTGATGCTCTTAAAGAGTTATTTAAGGTAATAGTAATCAAAGATGAAGTAGATGTACAAGATGCTATAGCCCAATTTAAAGACTACTTCTATTCAAGACCTGCGCATGAAGTGGCATTTCCTAGAGGTGTAACTAATATAACTAAATGGGTTGATCTAGATAAAGAAAACGGTGGATTATATATCAAAGGAACACCTATTCATGTTCGGGGTACTCTAATATATAATAATGCTATTATAATTAATAAGCTAAGAAAGAAGTATACATTAGTTAAGAATGGGGAGAAGATTAAGTTTCTATATCTAAAGACACCTAATCCTGTTAAAGAGAATGTTATATCATTTCCTGATTATCTACCAGAGGAACTTAATATGTCCGAGTATATTGATTATCCATTACAGTTTGAGAAGACATTCCTTGATCCTATTACACCTATCTTAGATGCTATTGGGTGGTCGATAGAACCAAGGGCTTCACTAGAATCATTCTTCTCTTGACATTTAGACTAAACTATAGTATAATATACCTATGAGATATTCATTAACCTTATTTAAGAATCTGTTTGACAATAAGACACACAAGCGAATGGATTTTAATAGCTGGGCTGAGATGGAGGATCTTTTGTATCAGTTATCTCAAAAACCTACAGAAAGTAAAGCTTCATCTTCCCTTATATCACCAGCCATATATAACAAGGGTGGGAAACGGAATAATGATTCTGTACTTTTATGGACTTGGGCTGCATTAGATGTTGATGATCATAAGATAGAATCTTCTGTATTAAAGGAAGAGTTATATAAAAGATTTGGGCATTATTATTATGTTTGTTATTCTACAGCATCATCAAGAATAGATTACCCTAAGTTTAGGTTAGTGTTCCCTTTAGAGTATCCAGTATATGCTAAGAATATTAGACATTTTTGGTTTGCTTTAAATTCGGAATTCTCAGAACTAGGTGACCCACAGACTAAAGATCTGTCTAGAATGTACTATGTACCTGGCCAGTACTTAAATGCTTATAATTTCATATTTACAAATTCTAAAGGTAAGTTCATTAACCCAACTAACCTAATGAAGACAGTAACATATATAGATAAGAATAGATCTTCTAATTTTCTAGATATGTTACCGACTGAAATGCAAGAGCAAGTAATAGAACACCGTAAGTCTAAACTGGTTAATAAGGATAAGTATAATTGGTCATCAATATCCAATTGTCCATTTATTAATAAGAAGATGTTATCTGAGTATTCTGCTATATCGGAAACAGGTTGGTACCATAAGATGTATCAGATGATGGTATCTATAGCCTTTAATGCAATCCGTAAAGAATACCCAATAACAGCAGAAGAAATAGAAGTATTAATGAGAGAGTTAGATTCACGAACAGGGTCGTGGTATGTAAAGCGACCTATATTAAAAGAGGCAAATTCCGCATTAAACTATGCGTATAAAACACATACAGAGAGGTTATAACTATGTACGAATACAAAGCTAAATTAATTAGAGTAGTTGATGGTGATACTATTGATGCTGAAATTGATTTAGGATTTAAGATTTATATTAAGGAACGGATACGATTTGCAGGGATTGATACACCGGAATCAAGGACTAGACATAAACATGAAAAGTCATGGGGACTAGCTGCTAAATGTCGTGTTAAAGATCTTTTAGAGTATGAAGATGCAGAATTTACTTTAACTACTGAACTTCAAAAGAAAGGTAAGTTTGGACGTATTTTAGGATCTGTTATACTTGCTGATGGCACTTCACTATCTGAGATATTATTAGATGAGAAGTTGGCAATTCCTTATGAAGGTGGTAATAAAGATGAGTCTCGTATAAAATATGGTGTTAAAGAATTATGGGAAATGAACTTTTATAGTACAGGACCTGGATGGTTGGATAAACAAAGTAAGGAGTAGTAGATAATGAGTTTAATGGAAAAATTGAGAAAGAATTCTAAGATAAAAGGAACTGATATATTGTCAGATTCTATGTTATTTAAGAATACAGATATGGTTACAACAGATGTACCAATGATGAATGTAGCATTATCAGGTGATATTGATGGTGGGTTATCTGCTGGTCTTACAGTATTAGCAGGACCTTCTAAGCATTTCAAAACATCATTTGCCTTAAAGATAGCAGCTGCGTATCTAAAGAAGTTTGATGATGCTATTTTATTGTTTTATGATTCAGAGTTTGGATCACCACAAGAATACTTTGAGCAGTTTGATATTGATACATCTAGAGTTTTACATACACCTATTACAGATGTAGAGGAACTCAAGTTTGATCTAGTATCACAGCTTGAAGAAGTTGAACGTAAAGAAAAAGTTGTTATTATTATTGATTCAATTGGTAATCTGGCATCTAAGAAAGAATTAGAAGATGCTAAATCAGGTAAATCCGTCGCTGATATGTCACGTGCTAAAGCACTTAAAGGATTGTTTAGAATGATTACACCATATCTAACAATGCGTGATATACCAATGATGGCTGTTAATCATACATATAAAGAGATTGGGTTATTCCCTAAAG